AATTGTGTAATATCTTCGGTAAAAGAAACTGTAAAAGGTACTGATGCAAAAGTTATGGTTTCATCATTAGCAACTGCATTTAAAAGATTAGGTGCAAAATTTAAGGTGGCATGATTTGTGCCATCTGCATTCATGTCAGCAGTAGCCATATACACTTTTGAATGACCGCTAAATTTAAAGAAATCACCAGCTTTTATAATGCCTGATTCTGAAGCTGTAAGACCATCTATAGTCGCTGAATTTGCACCAACTGACACCGCACCATCAACTACAGGAGATTCGGTTGTATCGCCTTGTGATGTGCTTATAACAGGTGGTATATAAGTGAAGGTTTCAAACTGACCTTGTTGCTTCATAGCAAAAGCGTAAATAGGCGCAAACTCTGTTCTAGTCATTGGTGGAAACTCCACTTCTAATGACCATCTTTGACCACCTCTTCTTCTTACTTGTCTTTTTAAATTTTGAGTAACAGAAACTAGAGTAGGTTCTATTGATTTAATATTTACGCTACTTGCCGCTGGTGATGTTGGAAAACTGCCACTCATGTTACAAAACCTCTTCTACCTCGCTTATTGAATTCACTTTCAATTATGGCAGATATTGTAGGTGCGTTTTCTGTGATTGCTTGAAGTGTATCTCTTGAATCAAAAGCTTGTATATTGTAAGTGATATTTACAGGCATACCACCTGAACCCATACCACCACCTAATCTATTGTTTGGTACGATTGTTCCTGTTTTGTTTGGCACAAATACTTCTGCACCAGCTTCACCGACTAAATATGGTCTGTTAGCGGTAACTGTTCCACCTCTTTCTCTTTTTGCAAAACCTTCAAGGAAAGAACCAAAACCACCTGTGATTTTATCAATAATTAATTTTCTAATCGCTATTCTTAATAATTCTTTGATTACAAAGTTTGAGAAATCTTTAAAAGATAGTTTACCTTTCATCAAACCATCAACTAAAGTATCTTCAAATTTTTTCATTGAAGCAACCATAGTATCGCCAATCAATTTTCCTGTTGTGCCTATACCATCTTTAAATGTTTGTAATGGTGCTTGTGCATTTTGAGAAAATTCTTGTAATCTTTTTTCAAATTCTGAAACTTGTTGTATTGGTCCGACAAATGAATTTTTTATATCTTCATCAAGACCTTGTTGAAATAAATCTCTTATATTATTGATAGTTTTAACAGTATCAGTTAAGAAAGTATTTTCTGCTGGTGGTTGTGCTAAAGATGCAAAAAGTCTATCTGCTTCTGCTGTAAGTTCTTTTGCTCTTTCTGTTGAGCCTACTAAACCAAAAGATAAAGAATCTGCAAGTTCATGTCCAATAGCACTTAGTTTTAAAAATTGTACTTGAACTCCTTTGATAATATTTCCAAGACCGCCAAAGAATTTTGTAAAGCCACTTACGAAAGAATCTACCGCAACAGCTACAGTTCCTAATGCTGTTAAGAAATCAACGACAAACTGCCTTGTGAAAGTTTGTAAATTTTTATCATCAAAAAATTCTTCAAAACCTTTAGCTAAATCTTCAACAACAGGTAAAAAAGAAGTTGTTATGGTATCTCTAATAACTCTGAATCTAAATCCAAGCCTTGATAGTCTATCGTTAAAAGATTCTGCACTTGTTATGGCTTGTGTTTTTATAATTAAGCCTAGCGATTTGTTTTTTTCTATATATTCATCAAATGCTTTTCCGCCTATAACAAGAGTGTTAGTTAATTCTTGACCAGCTCTTCCAAACATTAATGCTAAATTTTTATTTCTAAGAAACAAATCTTCAGTTTGCATCAAGCCTGTCATGGTATCTTTTAAGACATCATTAAAACTTCTTTCTTTTCCTGAAGCATCTAATAAAGCAACTCCATATCTGTCAAAAATACGAGTATAAGTAGCTGTACCTTCTCTTGCTTCTCCGATAGTTTTTGCAAATTTTTGTAAGGCTTTATTTGCAGTTTCAATCGAAGCACCTGATTGAATAGCAGATAATTGAAAAGATTGTATTACATCGGTTGATGCACCTGTCCGAGTGGCTATTTTCCCTATGACATCAAGATAATCGAAGGATTTTTTTGTTATGACTGCTAATGCACCACCCAAAGCACCAATACCAGCAGTAAGCATACCGAAGGCTTTTAAGGCACTGCCAACTTGATTTTTAACTTTGTTAAGACTTTGTGTAACTTGTCCAAAAACAGCTTTGGTTTTATTAACCGCAGAAATGACAATATTTAATTTACCTAAGTTACCCATTGTTTTCCATTTTACTATTCATTTCTTCTAAATATGCCAACCAATAAATAAACTCATCTACTGTCATGCTCTTTTGCAACTGTTCAACTGTCATGCCGAGCCTGTCCGCAAGAGCAAACATAGCAAATAGGTCAGAATCGGCTTTTACTTTTCCTGTGCTTTTTCAGGTGCAATACTTCCTAAAATCTCAGTTGCAACATTAGACAAAACTTCCACATCAGCAGAATTTAAAAATTTATCTTTATCAGCTAATGTGAAAAGTTTGTTGCCATCTGCATCAAGACTTTTGGTAATGATTGCATAAACCATTACTTCTAAATCACCACCATTTGCCATTTTTATAAGTCTTTTAGACTCTTGTAATGTTAATGGTTTTGTAAAAATTTCTAAAGGTTCTTCGTCTGTTCCCCATTCTTTGACTTCAATTTTTTTTATTTCTTGAGAATCAAAGTGAGCAACGACATTATCTATCGCTTTAGTCATAATTAGTAAGTACCAATCGTCAATGCACCTGTTCCTTGAAATGCAATAGTCATTTCAACAAGTCCATCATGAGCCGCAGTTCTAGTAATATCAGTTACGATAGCACTTCCTGACAATTTGTATGCACCGCTTCCTGTTCCTTCAGGTGCTAAATTCAAAGTGAATGAAGAACCTATAGTCAAAGAAACTTGACCTGAACTATCAGTATCATCAAAAAATACATCAACTGAACCTGAAAATTCAGTAAGAGTAGCTTCAAAAGTCTTTGCTGAGTCACCCATAGAAGTAGATTCTGTAGTGTCACCTGTTTGAGTGATACTGTAAGACCTAACTTCAGCAATATCATTACTGCCTGTCTGTACTACACCAGCTTTACCTGTAAATACCGCCATTATTAATCCTCTTTAGATTTTGTTTTAATTTTAGACTCTCCTTCAAGAGTCCACCCATTTGCTTTCAGATTTTCAACTTCTGAGTCAAAAACAGTAATTTTGTTTTTGCCATCAGGAGAAATCATTACATTTTTATCCATAATAAAAAACCTCACAATGCAACATCTGCTGTTGTTTCTGTTGTTAAATAAATTATATTATAAACCATAGTCATAACAGCAATTGGTTGTTCGCCTTCGCCATTATAATTGATTTCTGTCGAGTCTAGGAAAGAATCTCTAGCTAAATCGTTATGAGTTACATCTGCACCCATAGCCGCTTCAACTTCTTTAGCAATCGTGTCAATCGTATCGTCATAATTGCTATTTGCTTTCACATATGCTTCAACTACTAGAGATAGATTCCTTTGCAATGTTCTTGTTGAACCCATTTCTAGTAATTCCGAATCTTCAGATTTTGTATAAATAATTAATGCTGGTAGCTTAGAATCTTCTAAATTATAAACTCTACTTTGATAAACATTAGAACCTGTAGTGGTTAGACCTGTTAAGGTTGTACCTACCCTTTCTCTAATTTGTTGTCTGATGTGATTAGCCATTATTGTTCTTGTAATATTAAAGCTGTAATGCCTGTGTTATCAGGTTGCACATTTACAACAGAATAAGTTTTTGCACCTTTTAGAGTATTACCATCCAAATCAGTTTGTGCTGAAAAAGCCAAAGTATCACCATGACTTGCAGAAGATACATCTTTGGTTTTGCAATATGCGACAGGTGTACTGCCCTCAACTCCTACAGTTAGACCATCTACTGATAAATATTCATCTTCAAGGATAACCTTGATAGTTGATGCAGAACCGCCTGATGGAGTATATGTAGCAGACACACCATGTCCATAAGAATCATCAAAGTAGCCATCAAAATCAGCATCAAATTCTAAAGCCATTTATTTTCCTTTTCTTCCTTTGACTTTAACTTCTGATTTTTCTAAGCCTACACTTCTATCTTTTTTTTCAGATACTTTGCCTTCAGAAACTTCTGCTTTGCCATAACTGATTAAGATGTTAGCTGTGTCATTATTCAACTCAACTACATCACCAGCAGAAACTTTTTTACCATCAGCAACTGTATCTCTAAGAATTAAAACTTTCATTTTGCTTTCCTTGTTTTTTGAAAGGGCAGTAGAGAAAACCCCTACTGCCTTTTCAGTTGTTAATACCATCTATTAACTTGCGTTACAGAAAGATACTGCGTGTCTTACAGCTACGTCTACTGATTGTAGAGCAACAATTCTAACAGTACCTGAAGTAGAATTACTGTAAGGGTCCACTGTTATATCAAGACCGCCAAAAAACCCAATTAATAGGTCATTGAAGTTTCCGAACACATAGTTGTTAGCAGTTAATTGGTTAGAAATAACTACTGGATAACCATTCACCATGTTGTTCTCCGCAACGAATAAGCCAGAACCTGAGTCTTTGGCTGTAGTTTTTAGAGTTCCATAGTTAGTAGGATTAATGATGTAAGCTAAGTCGCCTACCAAAGCATTATCGACAGCTACACTTGT